AAATTAACAATCTAGTAGAAAGTGTTCGCAATTTCTTCGGTTGGGGTTACAACTATCCATCATTCTCATCTCCATACGAGGTATTTCTTCCCGGTGAAAGCGTCAATCTTGTTACGCCATATTCGGCGTTATATTTTACTCCAGTATTTCGTGCGTGTAATCTCATAGCAAATGACATTGCTAGAACGACCTGTTATTTTGAAAACCCAACACTTGAACGCATATTCCGCAGACCAAATAGATTTCAGTCAAAGTATGACTTTATGCGTTCACTCACTCTACAATGTCTGCTCTATGGCAACTCATTTGCCTTGATCAATCGCAGACGCAACGGTGAATTATATGAACTGGTCCCACTCAAGGTCGGTTCAGTATCTTTAGACATCACAGGTCCAACTCCCGTTTATATCACAGCAGACTATGGTAGAGTTGAGCCTGAAAATATTATACATATTAAGGCAACTTTAATGGAAGGTTTATGGGCAATGTCACCCATAAATCTGTGTAGAACTGCTCTCAGTATCGGACTTCAACAGGAAAATACTGCTCAGAAGCAACTGGAGAATGGTTCTTTCTCTAACATCGCAATCGTACATCCTTCAAATATCTCAATCGCAGCAAGACAGGCAATCGCAAATGACTACGCAAAGAACCACGCGGGGTCAAAGAACGCTGGTAAACCAATAATTCTTTCAGAAAATGTAAGAATTGAGAAAATTAGTTCCACCGCAAATGAACCGGGTCTTGATGCCGCAAGAAAGTATTCTGTTCAGGATGTTTCACGAATTTTTGGTGTCCCAACATCATATTTGAGCGAAACTTCTGGTTCTGTCTACGGAAGTCTTGAATGGTCAGGTCGCGCATACTTTGATGCTTGTTTGAGTCACTGGTTTCAGATGTGGGCATCAGAAATTGACCTTAAACTGAATGAAGAACCTTATTTTGACACAGATTTCATCGCAAGACCGCCATTTGCCGAACAAATGGCAGCACTCAGAACAGGAATTGAAGCAGGAATAATGACAAGAAACGAAGCAAGAGAGTATCTAGATCTTGACGATGTAGAGGGTGGAGATGAGTTCTTTCAGGCACTCAACCTCGGTCAAGGTGGGGGAAGCACCAATTTAGGTGAAGACACAAGCGAAGGAACAGCAACTGGAGATCAAATAAATGGAAATTCGTAAAACAAAAGGTGAAATAAGAGAAAACAAACTCTCTGGTTATGCCGTTCTATTCAATACTCCGTCTGTTCTCATTCGTGAGCACGGAAAAGAGTTTGTAGAGACAATTGAGCGTGGGGCATTTGATATAAGCGACAAAGAAGACGATATTAAGTTGTATTTTCAACATAACTCTGAAATGCCACTCGCAAGAACACGAAATGGGTCGTTAATTCTTCGTGAAGATGAAAAAGGCATATATTTTGAAGCAGAATTACCCAATACATCACTCGCAAACGATGTAAAGGAATTGTATAGGACAGGAGTTTTATCCGGTGAAATGAGTTTTGGTTTCTCAGTCACTCGCGATAAATGGTCAAAAGACCATAAGAAAAGGACAGTAGAAAAGGGTATGTTATACGAAATAAGCATCGTGACCGACGCAGCGTATCCAGACACAAGTTCGCAACTACGCGACATTCAGGAAATCAACAATAAACGAATTTCTAACATTCGTAGGAGACTAAAATGACACAAGATCAGTTTGAAAAGCGAAATAAACTCACTGCGGACCTTCGCAGCGTTCTTGATGCTTGGGAAGCAGAGAACGGTAAACCAACATCCCAATTTGACCTCAAGGCATCTGCTGAACTTCGTGAAAAAGCATCACGCATCGAAGCAGAACTTGACAAAGTTGAAGCAGAACTTTCAGTATCACAAATGCGTTCCAAACTTGCAAAGAATGACGAACAACCAATCTTTGACACCCGTGGTGCTGTCAAGACAGGTGGTTCTTCAGACGACTACGAGAAGAGATTTGCCCAAGCACTATTCTCAGGCAATCGTCTTGCCCTTGAGAAGTGCCAACTCGAGCGTGCTGATGTCACCACATCGACACAATCATCTGCCATTCCAGTTCAATGGCAAGACCGCATTGTCAGCAAACTTGAACAACTCAATGTCTTCCGCAATGTTTGCCCAGTCCGCACAGTCGTTGGTGACCAAAAGATAGTAGTTGGTGGAGCTCTTCCAACTGCTTACAAGGTTCCAGAAGCAACTGGAATTACTGCTGATGGCACTTTTACCATCTCCAATGTCGATGTTCTTGACATCTCATACGCAGTATATCTTCCAGTTTCGAAGCAATATGCTGCTGACGCAATCGGTGGGGTGAACTACCTAGTTGAGAAAGCATCTGCTGCTCTTGCCAACAAACTCGAAGATGAATACACCAACGGTGCTGGTGGAGCAGGCAATATGCCAGGACTTCTCTCATTCGGCATCATAAACGCAGGAGACATCGGTGCTGGCATCACCTTCCTTGAAGGTGATGACTTCCTTGATCTTGCTCACGCAATTGCTCCGCAATACCGTCGTGGCAATGTCGGGTTTATGATGAACGACACCGTTCTCAAGCAAGCACGCAAACTCAAGAGCACAACCAACGAATACATCTGGAAGATGCCAGAAAGATATTCCGACCTTCGTGATGGTGCTCCATCCACAATCTACGGTTTCCCAGTCTATGTCAATCAAGCAATGACAAATGCTAATGGAGACAAAGGCATTGTGTTTGGAAACCTAGATTATTTTGAGCTGTATGATAGAGATGGCGGTTTAAATGTAATGATTGATCCCTATGGTCTGTCAACCTCGTTGATGAACCGCGTAATCGTCAGTATGAGAACATACGGAGTCTGTACAAATGTCTCCGCATTCGCATACTTGACTGTCTGATTTCTTCCTTCCTTTCTGGGGTTGTGTGGTGAAATATCCACACGACTCTTTTATGCCAACACTACAACAAATCAAAAACGCACTCAAGATTGAGTATGATACGGATGATGCTGAATTGCTTCGTCTTCGTGACGCAGTTATGGCATTCATTTATAACGAAACGGGTGTCAATTGCTCGCCAAAGCAGTTCACACAATACTGTGATTATTGGGTAAAGACAAGATTTGATGAATACCCATTCATTGAAGTCAAATCGGTAAAGTATTACAATTCGTTAGGCACATTGACTACAATGCCTACTACGGACTGGTTTTTAGACAAATCAAAAGCACCCAACTCTTACTACATCAATTTCTCAGAGTATCCTGATCTTAAGGATAATACACAAGTAGAAATAACATATACTGCGGGGTTTGCTGATTTGCCTAAAGATCTGGCACAAGTGATTATTGCTCTCGTTGGGTCATTCTATAATAACCCAGAAGCAATATCACCAATCTCACTCTCAGTAGTTCCAATCTCTGCTAAGTTCATTATGGATGGTTGGAGAACAAGGAGCGTATTAGAATGATAAGTGCTGGTAGACTTAGGTTTACAGCAACGGTAAAGAGAGAAGCAAATACCGACACGGTTGGTAAGAAGAAGAAGGACTTTGCCACAACTGTTGGAACTTTTCGTTGTGACCTAAGAGATGTGGCAGCAAATGAAGTGGATTACGGTCTTGGTGTTGCTGCCACAAGAACATATGAGATATTGGCAAGATGGCAGACAATTGATAAACTTGGTGTTCTTGAAACCGACATAATACAATGTGATGGTATGGAATTTCAAATTCGTGGTATTCGCAACGAAGCAAATCGCGATAGATTGGCAAGAATAGATGTGGAGGAGATCCGATGAGTTTACCTCAAGCATTAAGAACACTTCTATCAGCAACAACAGGAGTTACTTTACCAAACATCAATTATGGAAAGAGAAATCAATTTGGTTCCTTTCCAGCAATCGCATTTGAGATAGAAGACAACGAAACAATCACAGTTGGTTCTTCACCAATTAAGAAATGTACTCTACGAATTTCATCAGTTGATGAAACAGGTCAAGGTGCTCAAGCAATTGCTGAAAATGTAGAGGCAGCACTTGTTGATGGAACATACAATGGAATAATGTTATGTCCAGTCATCAATAAGAATTCAGTCCTACAAGCACCTGACACTTCGTTAGGGGAAGAAACTAACCCATTCATTTGCGTAACAACTTCAGAAATATACTACAAGGATTAACCTATGCCAGCATATAGTTCGTCATTTTCATCAATAGAAATTCCAGGTGGTTCCGGTATGGATGCCATCGGAACAATCGCAGTTTCATCTGCTCGCAATCCGCTTGATATTACTCAAGTTGGTTCTGCGAACGGATATGTTCTCGGTGGTGTTCTACAAGGTCAGATTGCTGCCGATATTTACTACAATAAGGCAGATCATACACATCTTTATAGCAAATTACTTGATGGACAAACCACAACATTCAAGTTTAATATCAATACCCAAGGTGCGAATACAGATTTCGTATCTGGCACAGGACTTATAACAGGTCTTGATGTAATTGCCACAAGTGGAGATCTAGTTCGTGGGTCACTTACGATGGTCACTCACGGAGCACTTACATTCAATACCACAACAGGTGTAAGCGGAGCAAATGATATATGAATTTAAAAGACGCACTGACACTCAAGAATAAGGAAGTAGATCTGGGAGAACTAAAGGTGTCACTCCGTCGTCCTTCATTGGCAGATCTTGCTGAAGCATATACGCAATCAAAGGAAGGTGTGAACTTTACTGCTTGGTTGGTGTATAACCATCTACTGGAAGACGATAAGCAATACTTCAATTCCATTGACGAAGTAATGAAATGCGATGGACTTGTGATTGAAAAGATTGCTGTAGAAATAGATAAGTTATACAGCGAAGGGTCAAAATCTCAGGACCAGCAGTAAGCGTTCTACTGACTGCGAAACAAATGTTGAACGCAACAAGTATTGACCAATTAAGTGTGGTCTGGGTCAATATCAACAAGGACACCACAGATTGGGACAACATTCGTGAGATTTTCAATCAACGAAAGCAGTCTACGCAAGGTCCGAGCAGAACTTGATTTGGTTCCAAAAAGAATACAGAACAAGGTAATACGCAAGGCACTGCGCGATCTTGGTAGGGAAATTACAGCAGATGTTAAGACAGGAATTACCTGGAATGATCCTGAAGTTCGCAAAAACATTAAGATCAAGGTAAGATCCTACAAGAGAGGTAAAATCATTTGGATGGGTGTGGGTGTCCTTAAGGGCGCGGATGATTATGTTCTACTCCGCGCCCGTTGGTATAATGATGGTTGGCGACCCTATCCAAAAGGTGTGAAGCACGGTAGAAAAGGAAAAGGATGGCGTAACAATCTAAAGAATATGGGTGGAGATAAGATCTATCAAACGAGATTTATCACGAACGCATATCTAAAGGCATTACCCACAGCAGCAGATAAGATA